GTTTCTTTTTACTGACATATTTTTATCAGTCTTATTCATTAAACTAATTTCAAATTGCTGTTTTTTAATTTCTTCGTACCGGTCATTATGATTTTGCGTAGTTGTGGCCATAACATTGACAGGCTTTTTCTTTTCGCCTGTTAATTCACTTCTGTAATCACCTATTTTATCAGAAAGCTTACTCAATTTAGTTAACCCAGGAAACTGTCCAAGTATTTTTAATATAAATTGCAAAGGACCCAAAACCATTGATAAAAGAAATTTGCCAATTTCCTTTATGCCATTTACAAATCCACCATCAGTAAAAGATGTTTTTAAATGTTCCCATGTATCTATCAAACTTCGAATATAATATGCAATTAAAACAATTGGCGCTTCAAAAAAAGTAAATATTCCAATAAGAACTTTCATTGAGCCGCTTGAATTATCGAACCATTTTGTTATTTCTTTCCAGTGCATAACAAGCAATGCAACTGCTGCAATGGCTGCAAGTATTGCAACTGTAATTAAAACAACTGGATTTGCTAAACAAGATGCACTAAATAACCATTGTGCAGCGGTTGCTATTTTTGTAGCGAATGCATAACCTAATAAAGCAGCTTTATTGGTTCCCATTGTTATAGGCAATGCTTTTTGACCGGCCAGAAAAATACCCAATACAAAATTAGCAGCTGCAACAGAATATCTTATTGCAGCAAACGTTATCGACAATCCTTTTAAAAGTGCATTAGTTGCAATTAAAATAATAATTGCTGTTGCAATTAATTTGATATGCTTTAAAATAAATAAAATAAAAGGAACAACTGCTTTTATAGCCTTTTCTATTTTATCGATATATTCTTTTACTTTGCCGGCAATTAATTCACGATTTTTTGTAATCCAATTGGTAAGTCTATCAATCAAAGGAGTTATTGCAGGTACAAGTTTTGTCATTATGGATATTTTTAGACTTTCAATAGCAACTCCCATCTTTTTTTGAGACTCCGCAAATCTTTTAAGATTTTCAATATCCTTATCGCTTATTACACCTTGTGTTTTTTTTGCTTCTTCACGCCATTTTTTTAAACCGGCAGAACCTTCATTCAACATACTAACCATCACCATTCCGCCTCTTCCAAAAGCGGCCTGTGCTAATGCAGCTCTTTTTGAAGGATCCTGAATTTTTTGCATCGAATCCGCAAGTATATTAAATGCCTGTTCTGAAGTTTTAGCTCCCCGCAATTGCCTATCAAGTCCGGGAGCTACTTGTTTTAAGAAAGAATGCAAAGAACCCATATTCATTTTTAGAGAACCCAGATTTTTATTTAATTTATCAAAACTTCCCGTTAATGCCTCCGGATTTATGCCTTTTAATTTTGCGGCATATTGAAATTCTCTTAATGTTTGTGTCGATATTCCTAATCTTTCTGAAGTATGGGAAAGTTCTAAAATGCCTTCAGCAGATTTAGTCATAGTATCATAAATCTGTTTGCCAACTTCAAATAGAGCAAAACCGGCAATCGCATTTTTTAAATTAAAAAATTTTGATTGTAATCCTCCTGTAACTTTTGAAAATGAATTAATGCTGCTTTCGGCACTGGCAAATCCCGAACCCAACGAACTATTAAAACGCATCGCATTTGCCTGCATTTTAAGCATGGGTGCCGAAAATCTGTCGACGACTATAAATATCGTTGAAAGTGTAAAAGGCATTATTTTTTATTTATTTCTTTATCCATTTCTAAAGAATCATGATACCAGTAAAAAAGCCCGTATTTATCAATGTCATCAAAGTACAACCTTTCTATTATAAAAGGATTCCAGTAATAAGTACGGGCTACACTTTTAACTGCAGCTTCCCATTGTTCAATTAAATTAAAAAAAAAGCTGCTATATGTTTCCCTAAACCGCTATCAACTGTATCGAGAGCTTTTATTGTACCTTTAACCTGTCCGGTAAGTGCAGATATAACCGATTGCGCTATTCCCATCATATCTTTAGCATCATTGCCTTTTATAGCAGCGCTCATAATTCCGTCAGAAATTCTGTAAGCATATTTCAATTCGTCCAATTTTTCGGTTTCATTCATTTGAACAGGGAATTTCAGTTTTTGCGTAAAACTGAAATCATCATTGAGAATCAAATCACCTGCTATAATAGCATCAATAATAGCTTCTTCATCATCTGCATTTTTTTCGTGCAGTTTTTGAGCTAAATTTTTAGTGTCAAACCATTTGTTAAATTCGGTTTGTGCCAATTCACGCGTCATTTTATCTTTTTTCATTTTTATATTTTTATTTAGTATGAAAAAACACTTTTATTAATTGCTATGAAATCTTAACAAGCTCACCACCTCCGGCAATTTTAAGTTTCATAGTGGAATTATTTGTACTTCCCTGAACAGTACCAACCGGCTTACCCGTTCCGCCCCAAATGGTACCATTTACATGGGTAAAGGTCCAGGTTGCAGGAACTGTACTTTTGGCAAGGGCTTTAACTTTTGCAAGTTCATCCTGAACTGCCATATCCCAAGCCACAGTACCTTCCATTGACCAGCGTTTGCGATTCATCTGGTCAATCATTTGGCCATCGCTTGTTACACCATTTTCTTCGTCATTAGATACAATGCCTCCCGGATCAACAGTGAAATCTTCACTTGCTTTTGGAAATATAGTACCGCCGCCTAGCGTCGGATGCTTATAAGATATTTCGACAATATCACCACCTGTAAACATTTTATTTAAATTTTAATTGGTTAAACAACTCCGAAAGCAAATCCGGCTTCAGCATCGGTTGAACTTATGCGTGCAACCCCTGTTCTTTTATACCGGAAAAAAGTATCCAGTCTGTCAGGATTATCTTCAGATGATTCGACAGTAAGACTGCTTTTCATAAATGAAGCATCGGCAATAAGGGCACGATTAGCTAAATCATCAGCATAAGAACGGATAACCTGCTTCCAATCTTTAGGTTTAATCACACCATCGACTGAAACACTTTGATCACTTGGCGCAATAGTTTTATCAACTACATAAGCCAATTCCAGCAGATAATAACCATAACGGACGTTCCAGTCCAAAATCAAATTACGGCAATATCTATATTGTGGTGGAATTTCGCCATCAGGATGATAAGTTGTAACAAAATCCTGTACAACATATGCACCTGCAATTAAATCGACAGTCGAACAACCTTTTTTCACCAAATAATCACGATTCGTATAAACCGACATATCACCGATAATGCTGTCAGCAGGTATCGGCATATCAGGATAAGCTTTTCCATTAACATCCAGATGCGGACTATCCTGTGCCAGACGTGCAAATAAATAAGTCATATTTGCTGCAGCTTCCCAACTGAAACCTTCAGAATATGGAGCCGGTGCAACTGCACAGGTAACATTTGCTTTTCTTGCTTCGGTTAATGCACCTATAGTGGCAGCTGTATGTTCAATACTGCCCCAGATTGCAATAAAAGGTTTGAAAATAGTGCCAGCATAACGGCCAGTTGGCGTATCGGGATCCGGAATACCATTTGTAGTTTCCAAAGTGGAATTAGTTGTTTCACCAAACTGATTAACAACTATTGTATTCCATGCACCGCCGAAGGCAGCCAATGCAGTTGTAAGAGATGGCGCACCGGTACCGCTTGTTTTTGCATGTTGCACATAAGTAATACCGCAATCATTGCCATTGGTATCGAAACGTACTTGCATTTCTGCAGATGTTGCGCCATACCATTTACTTGTTAAAGTCAACCAGCTTCCACCCACAACAGCAGAACAAGGTGCACTTAATACACCATTAATAGCGGCTGCAATGGCAGCTTCAATAGTTGCTTTGCTATCACCTTTATTAACTGAATAAGCATAAGCCTGCCCGTCGATACCATTTCTGCCATTAATAATGACATAATGTGTATTGCTATCAGTTGCTGTTGTTGCTATAGTTAAATCAAGATCAATTGTTGTTGCAGTTGCACCATTTGCTTCTGCAATCGGATAAACCATTGTGGGTATACCGCCTACACCATCGCCGGATGATGGCCTGAGAATTCGCATCATCTGATGAATCGGAGAACCTGCACCAAACCAGTAAGCAGCATCGGCAGCCGTGGTAATTTCCCGCGGCATAACACTGAGGTTCGCCTGGTTTGCGTGGTTTGCTTCGCCTAATATTGCAATCCGTTGTGGAAGGTTAGGCGAACTTGTCTGATAAGAGCCTTTGCGAAGCTTATAACCGACTACGCGACTTATTCTTTCAGACCCTACTGCTGTACTTATCATTTTAATTTACATTTATAAATTTGTACCCTTTTTCTGTTAATTCTAATTTTACAACTGTTTGCCAGGATGTACCGGCAATAAAATCTTCAATGCCCCTGGTTTCTTCATGAATATCTACTTTTAATGTTATCCGGGCCATACGCGAATTAATTGTATCTTTCTCATCCTTTAAACTGGCGAAAATAACTTCATTTACGGATCGTCTTTCAATAATTCCATTGGTGAAACCCAATCTGTCATAATAGGGACTTTGAATAATGGACCGGATAACACCTATGGTCCGTTGCAATTTTATTGCCGAATGCAGACAACCATCCAAACCTTCTTTTTCAGTTCCCTGAGAATAAACATCAATATAATATTCGGCTCCGTTGCGTTGCGTAACTGGCGTTTGATTATCGAATGTCATACGGATAATCCCGACATTTATAACTATATTTTCGCTCCTGTCAATTGGCGTGTAACGTTCAACATAGACATCAAAAACATATTCGGAATTATTTATAAGTTCGTCACCCAAACTATCCTGACCATCAAGCTCAATTTTTAACAATGCAGCTATCTGGTCGCGGACAAGTTCAAAATTAGCGGGTGCAATATCGAAATTAAGCTTGCGGTTCATAATCGCCTAGAATTAAAGTAATTATTCCTAATGTTTCATCCGGATACCATTCCTTTACAACAAAATGTTTTAAAATGCCAGTGCTATCGGCATAATCCAATTTGTGACTTTTTAAATTAACTTCACCTTTTGCATTACGCGTCGGATAGTTCAGCGTAATTAAATTATTCTCCACTAAAGTAACTCTGGCATTTTTTGTATTAATCTGATTTCCATCTGTATCAACAGTTGTAAAATGTTTAACTGCCAGGGCTTTTATACTAACAACTTTAC